GATGTGTTGTTCGCGGCCGCCTTGATAGATGTAACCGCTGATCTCGATGTCGTTCTGCATGGGCGGGTAGATGTCGATTACTTCGCCTTCGCTCAGGCAAACGCCGACATGGACTTCACCAGTGACCTCCAGGCTGATGGCAAGGCCGGTCAGGTGGCGGGTCACAGGGCGGGCGTCGTCAATTAGCCAGGTCAGTTCTTGGTACATCTCTTCGGTGATGCCGGTTTCAAGTACGCCGACTTTGATGGCAAAGGTGCCGGGCACGCCCATCGGGATGGTCTGCCACCATTCGAGTGTTTCGATCAGGTAGCCCAGCGGCTCCACGACGCGGCGCAGGGCGCCGATGGTGCCCTTGCGCGAGTGGATGTAATGGGATGAGCGAATGGCCCCGCGCTTTGCTGCCTCTGGCCACCGGCTGTCCCAGCGGTCAACGGAGAAGGCCCAGGCCAAGTAGGGCAACAGCTCCAGCGGGCAGATGTCCGGATTCCAGAGCTGACGTAGTGGGACCGGCACGCGCTCAATCTGTGCCAGCGCCTGGGAGGCTTGCCATTCCAGTGCTGTGGAGTTGCCGGGCAACAGCGGCTGAGCACTCATCACTCGACCCCTCGGGTCAACTGTATGGCAGTGCAATACGGAGCCTGGGCCTTGGTGGCGACGATATCGACCCAGCCTTCCAACTCGACCTTGCGCATGCCTTCGACGTGGAGCGCGGCATGCACGGCGGATTCCGACACTTCCATGCCCAGCCGGCGCCGTTGATTCACGAAGGTCTGCAGGCTTTGTTCGGCAGCCGCGAGAATGGGTTCCGACTCGGGCCCGCTCGACATTGGAAAGAGTTTCGCTTTGACCTGATAGCCGACAATCTGCGCGCCCTGGACGATGAGGCGATCAGCCACCGGGCGTCGGTCGTCATCGCTGAGGTATGCACTGACGATATCCAGCAGATCGCCCGGAGCCGTGCCGTCGCCGAGGATGCTTTGCACCGTGACCACTGCCACCGCGGGTGACGGGCTTTCAGCGGTGGCGTCAGCGACACGACCGTCTGCAGCCCGGGCGTGAAAGATATAGCTGTTGCGCGGGCCTGCTGTGCTCAGGCCTTCCCAGGCCATCTGTGCTCGTTCTCTGAGGCTGTCATCGCTTTCCATGATTCTGGCAAGCGGTGGCACAGCGTTAGGCTGAGCCTCCTGGACGACCAGGCGCTTGACGTTGAAGTTGCCGGCGAGGTTTTCGAGGTCACTGCCTTTTGCCAGGGCCAGCATGTTGGCGGTGGCCGCCTCGTTGACCCGCTGACGCCAAACCATTTCGCGGTAGGCATTCTCCTGCAGCAGCTTGGCCAGGGGCTCCGAGTCCATGTTGAGGCGGGCCGCGATTTCGGCTTGCTCCTCGGGCGGCCAGAGGCTCACGGCGTAGGCCTTGCGTTCCGCGAGAATGACCTCGTAGTCGATCTGTTCGACGATCTGTGGCGGAGGCAGTAGGCCCAGGTCGATGGGGGCGAAGGTGTTCATACGCTACCCCCTAAGCTCAGCGGAACGCTCAGGCTCAGCGGCTGATTGGTGTCGACGCGGGTGCATTCAATGTCCATCACCGCCTGCCCTTGCAGGGTAGCGCCCTGGAACTGCACACGGCTGAGGCTTACGCGTGGCTCCCAACGCATCAAAGCCATCACGGTCGCGGCATAGGCCCGCAGCCGAGTCGCGTCGTTGAACGGTTGGTCCACCAGCTCGGGCAACAAGCTGCCATATTCGCGACGCATGACCCGGGTACCGAGGCGCGTGGTCAGGATGTCGGTGAATGACTGGACGATGTGCTCGGCCGTATCGATCGCGGCGCCGGTTTCCCTGTTCATTGAGGCACCCCTGTGTTTCCGCCACCTGACATCACGCCGCCATGAGTGTGTTTGACCAGGCTGATGGCCGCAGCGATGACATCTACCGACGCCGTGACTTTGCCGGTGACCGTCTGGTCGCCGGTCTGGATGTAGCTGCCCTGGTGGGTGTAGTCACCTTCATGGGTGATCGGCCCGACGATGTGGATGCCGCCTTTGCTGACCAGGTCGGTGGTGCCGCCGTCGGGTAGCACGGCGCTCAGGTGGTGAGTGATGCTGTCGTACTCGATGACGGCGCCGTCGCGGTAAGTGCGGCGATGCAGGCCGGCCCGGTCACCGTTTGCGGGGATGTGGTCGCTGAATACGCCGGTCAGTGCTATACCGTTGGCGAGCTGGCCGGATGGGCTGAACAGCATCACTTGCTCGTTGACAGTGGGCGGGTCCCACTCCTGATCGGCCCCAGCGCGCAAGGCGACCCACGGCAGCCAGGCGGTGGTGAGTGTTCCAGTTTTGACCTGCACGCGCGGGGGCTTCATCTGCACCGCGGCGACAACGCCGAAGCGGATGAGGTTTTCGAGCAGGCGGGCGAGGGTGGCTAGATCGTTCATAGCGCTGATGATGGCGCCATGCACGCATGAGGACAGCTTGTGCGGGTTGTAGCGCTGTTCGCTACAGTTTTATGCCACATAGACGGAAGAAGTCGTGAACCACTTGATCATTCTTTTAGGAATTATTGTGGTTGCATTTTACTTTCCCATTTCATCCGGTTGTTCATGTCTTCGATAACGTGCGGTATATGTAGGCCAACGAACACAAGAAAAGATAATGCTTTTAGGCTATTTATCTCTGATCCATAGTCTGAAACTTCCCCGTGCATTACTTGGTGTCTGTTAAGTGCGTTGAAAGACTTTCCACTTATGAGGCTTTCAGATTCTCTGATTTTTTGGCTTTTTAATAGATCGAGTTCATGTAATTTCAGGATGGGATTTAGTAAGTCGGCGGCTTCCTGATCATCGCCTATTTGACCCTTAACCCAAATGCTCCCTTTTATTACTCCATCTTTCTTGTCCATCGCTGAAGGTGTTTTGGAAATTTGAGAAAGTAAACCATCAGCCTGTGCAAGGAATACAGGGATGCTAACGAAGTATCCATTATATTCTTTATTTTTGTGGGCACACACCGCCGACTCTATTGCTGATTTTCTTTCAGGGTATAGATCGGACAATATTTCGGTGTACCAGTCTATATTTTTTGTAAAGTGCTGGCTTAATATTTCGTCTATCTGATCGCTAGTTGCATTTTGTAGGCCTTCAATTACTTCAAAGGTTTCTTCCATAGAGCTTTGAAGATTAAAGAACCAACCTTGTTCGGAGGCGGTTTTCATTGCTTCTCGTGAAAGCTTAGGCATGCTTTCTAATCGAGCCTGTAGAGCTTTCCAATCTATTTTTGCTAATTGCTCAAAGAAAGGAATGGCTTGGGTTTTTATGCTTTCTACCAATTTGCCGATGGCCAATAGAGTTTCACCTATAGATTGCAGGTGAGGCTCAATAAGTTTTGCAAGTTCTTGTTTTGCCTGCTCCTTGCGTTCGTTATGCGGCTCGTCTTGCATAAAAACTCCTAATAAGTAGCTCGGCCTTTGTTGGTGAAGCTATTACTATTTCATATTAGGAGGAGGGTAGAACATTGCAATCATAATTTAGTAATCGCTCAGCGAGTGAGGTGATGCAGCAACCCATCACGGATGAGATCAAGCTCTGCGTCGGTAAACCCCAACACTGCTCGCTGCTCATACTGGACATCTGGGGCTCCGCGTTCCGCACGGTCCCGCAAGCCTTCTTGGTGAACCCTGGCAATGCGGGCGATTCGACCAGTAAAGCCGACGCTAATGGCGTTCCCGTCGCTCTGGACCTTCATGAACCTAGTTGTCCGCAGCTTCTGGAACATCTGAGCCTTGCGCTTAAGGCGACCCCGCTTACCACGTAGGTCGCGCTTTTTCCTCGGGGCGTACTTGCTGCCATCCGGATTCTGCTGGGCGATCACGCGTTGCTGCTGGCTACGGCGCAGGGCCTGCCCGAGTTCCCTGGCGAGGCGGTTGCGTGACGCGGGTTCGAGCTGCCCCAGCAGCCCGGCGGCCCAGTCCTCTAAAGCTTCGAGCCGGGTAGTCATTCAGGGACTACCCATTCGCTGCGGGTGCCCTGGCCGCCGGGTATCCATGCTGGATCAAGGAAAGCTGTTGCACGCTGTGGCTCGCCGGCGTGGGTGATGGTGGTGTTGCCGTCAGCGTCCTTGCGAACGACTACGCGCTCGGTCAGTTTCAGGGTGATGCTCATGTCCACTTTGCTGCGATCGAGGATGTCGGCCTCGAACTTGATGCCTTCGGCGGACTTGTTCAGGTTCTCCATCAGTTCGGATTGATTGACGCTGACCCAGCCGAGCAGAGGCAGCATGATGCTGTCGGGATGCCCTGCAAAATTGGTGATGATGATCTGTAGGTCAAAGTTGTATTCAAAGGACAAGCTCGGGGCCGCGGTGCAGCGGATCTTGCCGTTGTCGATGAAGATCAGTAGACGGTCGGGGTCGTGTTTGAGGTCCGCGACAGTGGCCAGCAGGTGAGCGCGTAGGCTTTCGGGTTTGTTCATTTCTGGGCCTGCTGATGTTGGTACACCATGTCGACCTGGCCTGCGCATTCTGCCCAGGCAGCCTCGGCGCGGTCCTGGTCGGAGAAAAGGTCGCCGTTACTGTTTGGGCTCGTCGCCGGCAGGAGGCATGGGACCACGGCCGGACAGCCACTGACGATAAGCGTCGGCGGTGGTGAGGGCGGGGCGCTCGCGCAGCCGGCGAGCAGCATCAGGCAGCTGCTGAGCAGCCCAGTTGCGTAGTTCGGAATTTTCACGTTTCAGTTCCTCCATCATTCGCTCACGTTTCGCCAGACCTTGGCGCAACTGGTCCTGTTCTGCGCGCAGTTGCGTCTGTGCGGCGCGCTCATTGATCAGGGCTTGTGTCAGGGTGTTGGCACTGGTTTGGCTGCGGTTCGCATCTTCACGTGCTATCTGGGCGTCTTTCTGCGCCAGGCCTGTGTTCTTTTCCGCGTTGGCTACGCGGAGTTCCTGAACCAAGAGCAATAACCCGAGGGCACCGACCAACGCGACGCCCAGCAGGATCTGGCGGACAATGCTCACGCGCGGTACCAGCCGAGCTTGTTCATTGCGCCGACGTCGAGCTGCTCGATAGGGCCGCGAATCACAATTGCCCGGCAGCCCGGGTTGACGAACTGCAGGGCCTCGCCCAGCAGCTCCGCATCTTCGTAGCTGGTGTGTTCTGGAACGACTAGGACACCGCCGTCTTCTACCTTGAGCTTGTGCACCGCTTCGAGATCGATCATGCCGCCAACTCCTGTCCACAGCCGCAAGCGCTGTGCCGCTCGTAGGCACGCTGGAGCTTGGTGTCGTACAGATTTCTCTGATAGTTCGGGCCGTTGTAGAGCTTGGCGAATTCAGCCCATTTACGGGCTTTCAGGGCCTTGAACAGGGCCGGGTCGGTTTCGATGAAGCGCACGAAGGCGTCGAACTGCTGCGATTCGCCTGCGCTCATGGCTGCCACGAAATCCTGCACGCTGCTGTAGCCCAGGCGCTGATAGTGGTAACCCATGATCTGGAACGCACCCCAGGAGGCGGATTCCAGCGCGGCGGTGTCATCAATCAACCGAGCCGCTGCCAGGCGCTGGTGCTCCGCGGTACCGCCGGCATAACCACCAGGTTTCGGGTTGACGATGGCGGGGTTGATGCTTGCGAGCTGGTCGGCATGGCGCTGCAGCTCGGCGGCGTCGTCACCCTCGTGCCGTGGGGTTTTCAACTGGCGGTACATGACGTGTCGCTCGAACAGGATGACTGGCTTGCCGTTGCCCAGAAACCCCTTGCCGTTCGATTCGACTTCGTTGATCGCGTAGACGCTGGCCAAGGGCAGGTCCAGCCGCTGGGCGGCGTTGACCAGGTCGGCATTGCGCAGCAGCGCCGAGCAGTCCCCTCCGGCCAGGCTGGCGAGTGTTTTCTCGCCGGCCACACCGTCCGCGACAAGGCCGACCTTCAACTGATAGGCCCGTACTGCCTTTTCGGTTTCGTCGCCAAAGTCGCCGTCCGGGTTCAGCTTGGCGCCTTGGGCGTTGAGGTTCTTCTGCAGGACGCGAACTGCTTGTGAGCGGTCGCCGTGACGCAGTGCGGTGGTCATAGCTGTTCTACCTTGCGGGTGAAAAACTTCTTCGCCGCGGCGCGGGTTCCTTCGACGCCGAGCAAACCGATGACACCGCCGAAAAACGGTGCCGTGGATGCGGGAATACCGATCAGTGACAAGCCATGGCTGGTGGCCAGTGCCAGGGCACCACAAAGCGGCGCCTCGACTGCCATCCGGCGCAAGGTACCCCCGCCGTACATGATCCGGAGGGCAGCGATAATCAGGGCCAGGAGGCCGGCATAAAGCGTCGGCCAGTTCTGTTCGAGCCAGGCGGCGAGCCAGGCCCAAGTGTCGGGACGTTCAGGCATGCGCTTCATTCCATTGTCCAGGGTTGGTGGGTTCAAGGGCTCGGTAAGTCAGTCCCATAGGTTCACCATCTGCCGCGGTGGGGCTGAGGTTTGGGCTTCGGGCATCTGTACGGGAAGGCCTTGGGGCAACGTAGGGCCGTGATCGGCCAGGCCCTGGTTAGCCTCAAACACTGCCTCGGTGACGCCGGCCGTGCGTCCGTAATGACGCCAGCACAGGGCATCGACGGTGTCGTTCTGCTGGGCACGCACGGTGATAGCCATCAGATCAGCTCCACAGTGGTGCGTGTGGTGCCGAGAAAATCACGGATTGCCCAGCGCAGGTCGCGGCGGTAATCGTCGATGTTGGGGGCGATGTCGTCTGCCTTCTTGCCGCCGCTGTTGGTGGTGTCGTAGGAGCGGTAGCGTTCGCAGACTTCGGCGCCGGTGGCGGCTTCGATCGCTCGCCGGTACAGGTGCACCTGCTCGGGGACGCCTTTGACGGTCTCGCCCGGGACTTCTTCCAGCTTGCTGTAGCCGGCTGCCTGCTGCTCGATGCGCCATGCCGCAAGTTCGCGATTGACGCTGATGGCGGCAGCAATGACAGCCGTTTCCAGTCTTGGAGGGCTGATACTGTTGTCGAGGCGCAGGGTGCCGCGCAGTGCATCCAGGTCAATGGATGGCCAGAAAGGTGAGGTGTTGATGTGGCCGTCCGGTGAGGTCTGGCCGCTCGGCGGGGGGCCGCCGGCTACAAATCCGCTCATGAAACAGCACTCTGAAATAGGTCGCCGGTGGTCGGGGCTTCACGTTCAGGAGGAGCGGCCTGGCCGATCCGCCCCGAGCCGGCGGGGTGCGTGGGGACGCTCGTTTAGCTGCCGGGGGCAGCGTGTTTTTTCAGGAGGCGCTCAACGCGCTCCAGATCCTTCTTGCCGCCGCAGTTGGTGTGCAGCGCAATGGCGCGGGCCAAGTGCGTCTTGGCCTGCTCCAATGGCAGCAGGGCACTGTCCGCCGGGGCGTCATCAGCGACCTGTGCGGAAATGGCCTTGCCGATGGCCAGGTGCAGCTTGGCCCGGGCCTGGTCGGGCATGTCCTCCTTGGCGGTGATCTTCTCGGTACGCAGCAGCAGATCCAGATCGAAGCTGCCGCCGGCTTTCTGGGCCTTCAGGGCGGCTTCGGCGATCTCTTCCGCAACGATGGTGCCGGTGGTGCGCTCGAAGCGATCCGGCATCAGCAGTTGGTGTTCGATCACATAGGCAGCGATGTCCAGGGCGCCGGCAAAGTCGCTTGCGTCCATGCGCCAGACCATCAGGGTGGTCAGCACCTGGTCCTGGGCGCCCTTGCCCTCGGCCAGCACGCCTTCAACATAAGGCTGGTACTCCGGCAGCAACTGGCGCTTGAGCTCCGCTTTGCCTTCGGTCGACTGCACCTGCTTGAGGCGCAGGTAGTCCTGCTGGAGCTTGGCAAGGTGCAGCTCGTAGATATTCGCGCCTTCCATGGTCATGGCCGGCCCAGCGACCGCCGCGGCTGCAACGGCGGCGGTCACGCGTTGAAAGTGTCGACGACAAGGGTTGGTCATGATCGCCGGCCTCAACTCAGGGTGATGTTTTCGGCCATGGCAGCACAGCCCAGGTCTTCGATCACGTAGCTTTCGTTGACCGACTCGAAGTTCTCGATGCGGTCGCGTTTGGCGTTGTCGACGACGGTGCGGCGGCGGGTGCCTTCCTGCCAGTAGAGCGACAGGTTGTCCAGGCGAGTGACCATCAGGCCGTTCGGCGGGAAGTGCGGCACACGGACCGCTGGCAGGTTGCCCAGGCGCTTCTGACTGGTGACGATGTCGGCTGCCAGCATTTCGGTCGGAGCCTGCACCTTGTTGATGATTGGGAAGTACTTGTCGGCCAGAAGCTGACGTCCGCAGATCACGACCAGGTCGGTATCTTCCTGATACCAGGGTTCGATGAACTCGTTGACCATGCTGACAACCAGGGCATCGATATTTTCGAAGTCTTTGCCAGCACCGATCTGGATCTTGCCGCTGCCAGCAACTACTTCATCCAGGACACGGGCCGCGTTTTCCAGGCGCATTTTCTGCAGCCAGCCGATGTTGACGTCCTGCAGCAGCGGATTGGTTGCGGGATTCGAAGTCGCGGCGCGGCTCACGCCGTTCCAGCCGATCATGATCCGGTTGAGGGCCTGGGCCTTGATGATCGCGTCGCGAATGCGCGCCTGGAAATCCTTGAACTTCGCCCATTGGTCCAGCTTCTGGTAGCGGATGCCTGTGTCGAAGTTCGTCTGGGTGCAGGTGTATCCGCGGTCGTCCAGAGCACTTGGGTCGCGAGGCTCGCGGTCCTTGACCGTGGTATCGGTGGTGCTGGCGATGGTGCCGTCAATACCGATGCCGATCTTTTCGCCGGACTGCTCCGAAACGCCGTACACGTTGATAGCGGAGAGGAAGGCACTGGATTCCTGGATACGGGTTTCCAGAGTCTGAGCGACGCTTGGGGCGGCGGTAAACTTGGTGGTGACGTCGGGCACCCCGTGCAATTGCGCGAGTTGCTGAAGGTAGGCGTTGTACAGGACGCGGGTATCGTTACGCATGGTGTTCTCCGATGTTCCTTGGCTTGGCTTGTCCGTGGGGTGGATCAGCAGTCGGTGACGAGCGCCCCGTCACCACCCGTAGCCGGCGGGCGAGATGAGAACTGCGTCTTGGTGCCGGGTGAGTCCGGGGTTTTTTCGAGTTTCTGGACCAGGGCTGCGAAGTCATTGGCCAACTTGTCGTGCTTGACCTGCAGACTTTCGCGGGCGGCCCTTTCTGCGGTGAAAGCAGTGCCCTGAGTGGCTACGTGCTCAGCCATTGCCTCGACGGCCTGGCCCAGCTCGGTGAATAGAGCGGCGTCCTTGCCTTCCTTGTCCTTGCTCTTGCCGAGAGCTTCGAGAACACGGGTAAACAGGCCGGCGACCTTGTTCTCGCTGTCAGCCAGCTCTTCGAATTCGAGTTCAGCCTCAAGGGCTTCGGTGAACATAGAGGTCGCGGAGTAATGGCGATCCTTGAACGGACTTGCATCTGGCTTCTGTGCCGAGAAGGCGAGCACGTCGGTACCCAGGCTGGCGGGGGAGTCAGTAACTGCCAGGCCAACGATGTAGGCCTCACCGCTGTCGGCGAAGCTCTCGTCGATTTCGATAGATGTGTAGATTTTCTGCTTGGCTTTGTTCATGGCCACCAGGTCGGGGGTCGGTTCGATCTGGGCAAAGAGGGCAAGCTTCTTCTGGCCGGCGATCTCAACCTCTTCAGCCTTGACGGCGGTTATGTCCCCATAAGCCTTGAAGGGGCTGTCCGGCAGCAGGCTACGGAAATGCTCCAGCCAGACGCGGGCACCGTAGGTGCTACGGTTGAAGTTCTTCGCCGCCTGCTCCAGCCAGGAGCGTTCGATTTTGCGTTTGTCGGTGGTGGAGCCTTCGACGGCCACACGAAACCAGTTGGAGCGGAATTTTTTGGCAGGTGCGTTGCTTGCGGCCATGCGGGCTGTCCTCAATGCGGTGGCGGCGGGTGCCGTTCGTTGGGTGCATGGTGTTCAGCGCGGGCGAGGCGGGCAATGAGGCGGTCTTGTAGAGGTGTGCTGTACAAGGGCCGGCGCGGGTAGTGTTCGCGCGCGGGCGGCAGCATCTGCGCCATGAATGCCGCCACCGAAAACCCCATCCGTGACAATCGCCGCCAGGCCAAGTTTCTCTACTGGACGGGCTGGCGTGTCTGCGAAATCGCCGAGTACCTGGACGAAAAGGAAAAGACGGTCCACGCGTGGAAGTCCCGGGACGAGTGGGACCGGGCGGACAATGTCGAGCGGATCGGTGGCGCGCTGGAAGCCCGACTGGTCCAGTTGATCCTGAAGGACGGCAAGACGGGCGGGGACTTCAAGGAAATAGATCTGCTGCACCGCCAGCTTGAGCGACAGGCGCGAATCCAGCGTTACCAGGGCGGCGGTACCGATACTGATCTGAATCCGGCCCTGGCCAAGCGCAATGAGGGGCCGAAGAAAGCGCCGAAGCGCAACGAGTTCAGTGAGGAGCATATCGAGCTCCTGACTGAGGCCTTCGTCGACGGATGTTTCGGGTACCAGCTGGATTGGTACAAGGCAGGGAATCAACGTACCAGGGCGATTCTCAAGTCTCGCCAGATCGGCGCGACATTCTATTTCGCCCGAGAAGCCTTGATTGACGCCCTGACCACGGGGCGAAACCAGATTTTCCTGTCCGCGTCGAAGAACCAGGCGCACATCTTCAAGGCCTACATTCAGGCCTTTGCCCGTGAGGTGGTGGGTGTCGAGCTGACGGGCGACCCGATCATCCTGGGCAATGGTGCCGAGCTGCATTTCCTCGGTACCAACGCCCGGACAGCTCAGGGCTACCACGGCAATTTCTACTTCGACGAATTCTTCTGGACTTTCAAGTTCAAGGAGCTGAACAAGGTCGCCAGCGGCATGGCGATGCAGAAACAGTACCGGCGGACCTACTTCTCTACGCCTTCCAGCATGGCGCACGAGGCGTACACCTTCTGGACCGGCGAACGCTTCAACAAGGGCAAGCCGGCGGCCCAGCGCATCAAGTTGGACGTATCCCACGACGCCCTCCAGCAGGGGCGACTGTGCGAGGACCGGATCTGGCGCCAGATCGTCACGATTCTGGATGCTGAGGGCCGCGGCTGCGACCTGTTCGACCTCGAAGAGCTGCGCCTTGAATATGATGCTGAGGCGTTTCAAAACCTGCTGATGTGTCAGTTCATCGACGACGGTGCCAGCATCTTCCCGCTGGCGATGCTGCAGCCGTGCATGGTGGACAGCTGGGACCTCTGGGCGAGCGACTACAAGCCGTTCGCGGCCCGACCGTTCGGCGACCGCCAGGTCTGGTTGGGATATGACCCGGCGGAATCCGGCGACAGCGCCGGCCTGGTGGTGATTGCGCCGCCCCTGGTCCCCGGTGGCAAGTTTCGCATTCTTGAGCGCCACCAGTTCCGCGGTATGGACTTCGCCGCCCAGGCCGAGGCCATACGGCAGGTCACGCGCCGCTACTGGGTCACCTACATCGGGATCGATATCACGGGCATGGGCTCCGGCGTGGCCCAGCTGGTGAAGCAATTCTTCCCGAACATCACCACCTTCAGCTATTCGCCCGAAGTGAAAACCCGCCTGGTGCTGAAAGCCTACGACGTGATCAAGAACGGCCGTCTGGAGTTTGATGCCGGCTGGACGGACATGGCGCAGTCGCTGATGGCCATTCGCAAGACAGTCACCGCCTCCGGGCGCCAGTTCACCTACACGGCCGGTCGCACCGACGAGACCGGGCATGCCGACTTGGCCTGGGCGACCTTCCACGCGCTGCACAATGAGCCGCTTGAAGGGCAGACCACGGCAAACACTGGATTTATGGAGTCCTACTGATGAGCAGACGTAAACGCGGAACCCAAGTGGCCACCGATCAACGCCCTGTTGAAGGGGAGCTGTTGCCCCCTGAGGCCGGGCCAGTCGAGGCGTTCACCTTCGGTGACCCGACGCCAGTGCTCGATGGCCGGGAGATCCTCGACTACCTGCAATGCTGGGCAAACGGGCGATGGTATGAGACGCCCATGTCCATGGACGGCCTGGCCAAGACCACCCGGGCCAGCGTGTACCTTCAGTCAGGGCTGAACTTCAAGCGCAACATGCTGGCCCGCACCTTCAAGCCCCACCGGCTGTTGAGCCGGCAGGCCTTCGAGCAATTCGCCCTCGACTGGCTGTGGTGCGGCAACTGCTATCTGGAGAAGCGCAACAACATGCTTCGCGACACCCTGGGCCTGGTACCGCCCCTGGCGAAGTACATGCGCCGCGGCGTCGATCTGGCGACCTACTACCAGGTGCGAGGCTGGAAGGACGAGCACGAATTTGCCCCGGGTTCGATCTGCCACCTGCGCGAGGCCGATATCAACCAGGAGATCTACGGGTTGCCGGAGTGGCTGGCAGCGCTGCAGAGCGCCTTGCTCAACGAGAGTGCGACGCTGTTTCGCCGCAAGTACTACAACAACGGCAGCCACGCCGGTTTCATCCTCTACATGACCGACGCAGCACAGAAAGAGGAAGACATCGATTCGCTGCGTGCAGCGCTGAAGAACTCGAAGGGACCAGGCAATTTCCGCAACCTGTTTGTCTATGCCCCCGCGGGGAAGAAGGACGGCATCCAACTGATTCCGGTCAGCGAGGTCGCGGCGAAGGACGAATTCAGCTCCATCAAGAACATCAGCCGCGACGATCTGCTCGCGGCCTTGCGTATTCCACCGCAGCTGATGGGCATTGTGCCGCAGAACGCAGGTGGTTTCGGATCGTTACGGGAGGCTGCCGAGGTTTGGGCGGTCAACGAGCTGGAGCCGCTGCAGGCGCGATTGGCTCAAGTCAACGAGTGGCTGGGTGAAGAGGTTGTCCGTTTTTCAACGTTCGAACTACAGCTTTCACCCCTTAACTGA